TTGTTCCTTTTACAAATTTAAACATATCTTTTATAAATACCTATAAACAAAAACCCCGCCCAAAAGGGCAGGGCTCAAAATCAAACCAAACAAACAAAACAAAGACTATCCTGCAGTTTCGAGGGCACTTGCCACTGTACTATTAACTTCAAGCATAGGCTCCGGCTCACTACCTGCAAAAGTTAAATCAAATCCGCTACGATCACCGAAAGCCGTACCCGTTCCGAGTGTTCCGGTTGTAAAGTCAATTCCACGTGTGCGACCTACTAACCAATATTTTCCGTTGTTGTCTTTTGCGACAGCGATAAGTGTATTTTGTGCTAATAATTTGATTTCATTGCGAACTGCAACATTCAATTTATTAACTACTAACTTTAATTCAGAAGCGTAGAAAACAGTTCCGTTTTGTACATTTCCCGTCATTGTTTCTGTTAAGGATCCAGTTTCTTTAGGAAGCTCATACTTCCAGAATCTTTTACCGGATGCTTTTGTCAGACCTGTAACAACACCACTGGCTTCGGCAATAGTTGCAACATTACCTTTTTCGATAAAGTAAATTTCAACTATACCGCCCGAGCTGTCTTTACAGTCCAAAGTATATCCTGATGTAAGTGCGCAAGGCATTGTATTAAAATTTTATAAGTGAAAGGGGGGTTTTACGCCCCCCTTATAAATTAGGCTTCAAACTTCACGATCTCATCAACAAAGGCGAACTGAACACCTATCTTCATGCGGGCTGTGAATTTGATGTTCTCATCATCTTCAGACCAACGAATCCAGAACTTATTTTCTTCATCAAGTAAGTCAGTACCTAAGAAGATGTTACTCATTCTGAAAGCGTAGATACAAGCATCAGCATCAGCGCTATCCAAACCATGCACAGGGATTATCTTGTAATTTGAACCGGGGATTGTAAACACTGCATTGTCATCATCCCATTTTGCGTCAGGAGCAAAGTGGAACAGATTCTGATCTACATAAGCCTGAATCAAATAAGAGAATGTAGTCCATCCGCAGAAGATACGTACATCATCTTTACCTTGAATCTTAGCAGGTAACGCTCTAATAACCGCTAAAACAGCGTTCTTTGCGATTGTTGCACTATTGATAGTAGTTGCAGGAGTACCATAATATCCGGTAGTGTTTGCGTTTACAACCGATCCACCAGCAGCAGTAATCAAAGTTTTGATACCATCGAACTTATTACCTAAGCCGTTAGTACCTGCACTTCCTGTTGAGTTAGCAGTCCACAAAGCAACCTCAAGAGCTTCAGCTATTTTCTTAGCTTTTTGATCTGAATAATCAGCAGCGAAAGTCAAAGAATCATACTGACCACCTGCTTTAAGAGCTTGTTGAGTGTAATAAGGCTCAAGATCTTTATCGCAAAGAATCTCATTTACTTTTACCTTACCAACAGTCAAAGTGCGCTGAGTAAAGGTAGTAGTTCCAGATGCGTTAAATCCGCAAGCGCTATCATCTTGAAAGAATACGTCAGTATCCATACGACCGATAGCTTCAGAAGATTTAACACCCACGCGAACGTTACCGAGCGCAAGGATTTCCTTTTGTGTTCTGGCTTCGAATACTGAGTTCTTAACCAGCAGATCCACGTTTTGCTTAGTATATGCGGCTAAGCCCGTTGCATTGTATCCCATTTTTGTTTTCTATTTAAAAAGGTTAATAAGACTATTTAATTTTTCTTCTTTGTTTTCTGTTTGCTTACCGAATTTGAATCCGCTTTTTACTGGCTCACTTGGTTCAGTTGTAGGCTCCTTTACAAGCTTTTCAACAAGTTCAAAAAGCCCTTTGATAGCATCTTCAGACTTAGCGAAAGCAGCTTTCAGATTTGCGTTTTCAGTTTCTAAAGCATAGAATTTAGCATCGTAAGCGGAGAATTTTTCCTCGTACTTTTTGCCTAAATCTTCAGCAGCAGGCGCTTCAGGCTCAACGACAGGAGCGGGCTTTACTTCACTAATAACACCACCCTCACCAACTACGATAACGGTGCCATCGGCAAGCTCATGCTCACCAACAGGAGCAGGCGCCATAGTTTCCTTTTCAATAGAAACAACACCACCAGCTTCTAACTTATCAATGTAAACCTCTGTGCCATCCTTAAGCATATAACCGCCAAATTCTTTCTTTTCGGGAGCCATAGGCTCAACCGCTGCAGCAGCCGGCATTTGATCTTCAAACACCAGCGCTTTAACTTTTTGTAATAATTCGATCGGGTTCATATAAAGCTATATACATAAACATTCATTTATGGATATTTTGCCTTATAAGTAATTGAGAATAAATAATATATAAAAAAGCCCCGCTTAAAAAAGCAGGGCGGATTTTAACACCAAACTTTAAGACTATGAACACAAACTTTTAAATAAATCTTTGCGGCGGGTATTGATTTCGTCAAAATTAAAATTTTTTGCGCAATATTCAAAAAGCGCTTTACCTTTTGCTTCCCTTAAATCCTTATCTTCAACAAGCGCCCTGATATTCTTATCCCAGTTTTCATAATATACCACATCTTCAGGAAAGCCCAAATATGGATGCACCTTTGAAACAATAACAGGAATGCCTTTACCAGCTGCTTCAAGTATTTTTAAATTTGACTTATATCCATTAAAGGTACTTTTGCGAAGTGGTATTAATTTAATATCCGATTCTAAATACATTTGATAGTATTCAAATACAGGTAAACCTCTATAAGCCATATTCGTTAGCAAAGCATCAGCAGTAAAGTAACTTACCATTTTCTTCCAAATCATTTGCTCCGTTATATTGCTATCTGAATATCCACCTACAACAGTCTTTACTTTATCCTTTAAATCACTTTTAAGTAGCCGCTTCATTACCGGCTTAAGCATCTTTAAATCTTCTTCATGTGAAATACCACCCGCCCAAAACAATCGCACCAAATCTGAGGGATTGCGCTCACTTGTAAATTGATTCTGTCCGTAAGGTATCGCATTCGGCAATATTTCAACATTCTTATTATGCGGGTAAACCCTTTCCGCAAGCCTTTCATGTGTGCAGGTTACTAAGTCCGCTTCCCTAATATGCTTTATAATCCTTACATCAACATTATGCGCATTGTATGTATCAAAGTCAAGATGCCAGTTGTCCAAAATCCAAAAGTCATCAACATCAACAACAAGCTTAAAACCATGTTTTTTTCGAAGTTCAATTAAATCATTCTTAGGCCACAGCCTATTGATGTTTACAATATCAAAATCAAAATCTTCTGGGAAAACATCCGTTATTCGTGCCTTTTCTTTTTGCATCAAAGAAACGGGAAGCATCAACCTGTGATATCCGCATCCGCTAAAGGATTGCGTCAAAACTAAAATTTTCATTTGTTTGGTTTGATTTGTTATAAAAATATTTGTACGTTTTCTCCTTGGTTCACACCTGCATTATTTATCATTAATGTTTTTGTCGATCCGTCAAAGCTTATATATCTTCTGTCCATAACCGGAACGTAAGTTAGTAAAATCCCATCAATAAATACAGTCGGAGCATTATTAAAAATATCATCCTGCAAAGTAGTATCACCGGGCTCAAGTACCGAAAAACCTTTTTCCACAATAAAATCATAATAAGGCTTTATTCCTATAAGCCCCATCGGTATAGGCTGCAGATTAGTAGACATCTTTCAATAAATCTTTTAACTGATTAATGATAAACTTCGCCGCCGCTTCCTCCGACATTTTCACAGACATTTTTATAGGCATCATGTCAAACATACCCTCAACGCTAAAGCCTTTGAATGTGCCGTCCTTAACCTTTTGCCATGCTTCATCTGAATTAACCTTTGCGCCTAAAAACCAAGTCCCATCCGGCAGGCTTTCAAATTGCTTCATCTTTGGTATGCCTTTGCTTTCATCTGCTATCCAAGACTGAAAGAAAACCATGTCCACAGGCTTTGAGCTGTCATGCATCTCGTTGCCGTTGTTCTGGAAGCCTTTACGATAAAACTTTTCCGCAATAGTCCGGATCGTATCCTTTGTAAAAAAAACATAATACTCCGTCCCATCTTGATCGCGTCTGAAGATAGGCTTATCGGGTATCATTGCGGGGCCAATAACAACCCTTTCTTCTTCATTCACCACTGCAAAAGCCTGCATCTTTTCTCTATCTATTTGCTCAAGTTTACGCTGTGCCCATTCAATACCAGCGTCACCGCCCCACGCTAACCACATAAGCCGCCCACAGCCATCGCCAAGTTCTTTATCTGAATTTTGCCTATGCCTTTCAAAGGCTGCCATTCGCGCAATCGTATCGCGACTGATCGGCTCACCGTTCGCTAATTGATTTGCCCTTTGTTTACCAACCGCCGTTCCACATTCGCCCCATCCATTCTTTTCGGCCCATCTCAAAGCTACCTTTGCGTTTTCACTTGCCTGCTTTGGGTAATCCGTATAGCTTTCAAATTCATGCTCGTTAAAAGCATAAAAGCCCACGCCAATAGCAGGCATATCAACAAGCGCCACAGCATCAACCTCAACGCTGCTATCTACATTTTCATTTATTGTCAATTTATATACTGGTAGTTCTTTTTCCATTTATGTAAAATTAAGGATTCCCAATTGATGCATTCCTATTTATATACGCGTTTCTTTGTTCAGCGTTCTGAATATCCGAGTTCAAAACATACGCCCTCGTTGCCTGATTGCCTAACTGATTAACCGCCGCCGTATTCACCGCCGTTGCCGTTACCTGTGGGGAAAGTTGAGGCGTGATAGGTGCCGAAAGATTACCAACACCACCACCGCCACCGCCACGTCCGGGAACTTGTGTTCGTGCTATACTTCTTACCGCAGCAAAACCACCTGCCGCCGTTGTAATTGTAGCAGCTATTTTAGATGCTGTATTAAAAGGTTCAGGTAAAACAGATTTTGCTTTCCACACCTCTGTAATACCCAAAAAAGTATTTATAGTAGCTTGTGCAATCGCTAAAGCTTTGCCGGCTGCAGTTTCTTTTCCTACAACATCACTCAATGCGCCTAAAGTTTCCCCTACTGATTGTGCTAATAAAATCCTGCTTTCAGCTTCATCAATAGCGATTTGTTTACGTGTATTGGATTCTGTTTGTTCATTCCTTGTTATTGTTGTTGTAAGTGTTGCCATCTTAGGCACCATTGCAGAAAAGTCGCCTAATTTTTTAGCATTTGCTTCAGTAGTTATTTTTGTTTCTTCTGATGTGGCTTTATTTATAATATTTAAACCCTCAGAAAATTGTAATTCATTTAATTTATTTATTGCATCTTTATTCCCTTTTGCTAAATCGTATTGTTCTTTATATTTTTTTCGCAATAAAAACAACTCTCTTTCTGAAGCAGACATTGAAGCGAGAAGTTGTTTTTCTTTTTCATCTTTTATGAACTTTGTATATTCTTCTTCTAATTTTTTGCTTTCATCATTTCCTTTTTTATTTATATCATTTATTTGTAATTGAAATCCGGCCCTTTGATTTTTTAATTCTATTAATGCTTTTTCTTGCTCCTTTATAGTTTCATCGCCTTTCTTTTGAGTTTCTTCAGGGTCAAAAATAAAGCTGGCAAGTCCGCCAAAAAACTTTTCTTCTAATCCGAAATTTTTACCTACCGCAGACCCTATTAAATCAATGCCTTTTAATATTGCCGTAATTGGTAAGCTTACGAATTTTAATAATCCCTCAAGTATTTCTTTATTTCTTTTTTCAGCTTCAACTTGCGCCTTTAATGTATCAATATTATTTTTTAAACTAACCTCTGCCGCTTTTATCGTTTGATCGGTTTGTTTTATTTTAAGATCAAGAATATCTTTTTCACTTTTGCCCTGCAACTTCAAAATATTATCCTGATCGCCAATAGCCTTTAATTTATCTTGCTGTGTCTTTAAATTCTTTGCCGATTCTTCATTAAGCTTTTTTTGTTCGCTACTTACACCACTAACTGCCGCTTTTATTTCATCCCAATAAGCAACAATCGCACCCAATGCCACAACTAATAAACCTATACCTGTCGATCCAATGGCTGCCTTAATGCCATTAAAAGCATTTACGGCTACAGCTTTTAAATTCTTAAACGCCTGCCCTAAATCACCTATCTGCTCAAGACCTTGCGAAATTGCCAAAGCAGATTGTACTTTTAATAAAGTTTTTTCAAGATCTTTACTTTCACCACCTAATAAACCCATCGCACCCTGCACCGCAGAAAAACCACCCGCCACAGCTCCAAGTGTTTGCCCCAATGCTTTGAATTTAGCATCCGGATTAAAAGCGTCTGCCAGCGACTTAGCATCACCAATGGCATCTTTTAATCCAGCTACCTTTTTTGCCGCTTCAATAGCCTGTTTTGACGTGCTTCCAAACTTTTCATTCATAGCAACAAGGTCAGCATTTGCCGCCCGTAGCTGCTGCTTTAAATTGCCCACCGAAGAAACATCAACGTCTATCTTTAAACCTACTTCCTGCTTAGCCATTATTTATAACTTTTAATAGTTCTACTTTTGTTAATTCGCCACTTGTTGCATCGTAATCCATCACCTTATTAATCCGCCACAAAACCCCGTCAATAAATACGGGTTTGCTGAAATCCAATTGTGCTATATCCAAATCAGTCAGATAAACATGGCAGGTCAATAGCTTGCTATCCTTATCCGCTATCTCGGCAATATACCCGCTCCAATAATCATTGAAAAGATTATTTGTAGGATAAACATTC